ACTTCATCGAAGTTTCTAATCCAGTCCCGCTCTTCAATCAAGTCTTTGATAGAGGAAGCAGAACGAAGTGATACAACAGGGTAGAAGGCTTTGTAGCGTTTATACCATGCGGACTGTACCGCCATAGCATCTAACTCACCTTCAGTAATCACCAAGCGTTTACCGCCGTTGAATAGCTGTTGACCAAATAAACCACCCCGAACCTTACCTGCAGAGGTAAAGTCCTTGGGAAGCTTTCTTATTTTATAACCAGCCAGCTCATCCTCTTTAAAGTAAGGATAGTAGTGGCTGTCGATGTTCCCGTCCATATCATAAGATACTCGAACACCGTAGTGTTGTGATACCTGTTTAAAGATGTTACGTTCTTTAAAGCCACGGCTAGGGAAGTCTTCTTGTATTTCACGTAGACTAGGCCAGCACGATATTGGCTCGAAGTCTGTATTAGTGCTTACCACGGTGATTCCCTCCTTTGGTGCTGGTCTAGATTTACGACAACTGAAGCAGAAGGTTGAACCGTCTTCGTAGATTTGAAGAGGGTCGGAGCCACCGCAGTCATCACAAGGTTGATTTTTAGTAACTATACGGCCCATCGTTTATTCCTCTTCAGCTAAGTGGCTCATGTAGACAGCCATAGTTAGTTCTGATAGTTCTTTAATCAGAAGGTACAAGAGAACACCAGCAACAGGTGGGAAGTCAATCAGGTCAAGAGCGCCAGCAATACCCATAACAAGTACTGCCAAGCTTAGATAGTAAGCGCCGATAGCGATTAGCTTTAACATATTAGTACTTCCTTTTGATTGATTTGATATACTTACGAGTCTTTTCTGATACTGCTTCTTTAGGCACAAACCTAATAGCAGCAATCTGTCTGTTGTAGTATCTTGGAGTCTTGTTGTCTTCTAAGAACTCTGTCATTGATTCAGAAACCATCTGGGAGTAAGCTTCAGCATAGTATAGACCACCTTTAGTATTGTATACATCTACAATCTCAAAGTTAAATTTATCGTGGCCATACTTAGCTATGTCTGCTTTAAGATGTACTGACGAGCCTGTGTAGGTACGCCATGTCATCTCTTTCCCGTAGGTTACTGACTTTTTCTTTCCACCGTGGAAGAATTGTTTCTTTCCCCAGTAGAATTGGTTTGTAACAGTGTTGTGTATACAGTATAAGAAACCGAATACATCACTAGGATTGAACTTAAACTTGCAAACCCAATGACCCATTTCATCCTTGGATAGCTGCTTGGTATACTTCTTTTTTAACTTTGAAGTGGTCATCGATTTTTCTCCAGATGTGAATTAGACGGCCATTGGCAATCATATATGAGTAACCTTCATCACCATAAGCATTCTGATAAGCACGACATACAACGTCACGCATCTCTTTATGAGTTATAGCGTCTTCTAGTAGCTTCTTAGCTTTGACTGGTCCTACTTTCCACAAGCCTGGGATGTTATCAACACTATCCCCTGTTAGTACTTGTTGCCAGTAGAAGCGTTCGCCATACTCTTCACATATTTGATAAATCTTCTTTGTTCTAGGATTGTAGTGAGTTCCTGGAATACAATGTAAGTCTTTGTCTACTGATACAACAGCACGATTAATACCCGCTGCATCACATTCTAAAGCCCATACTCGTACTAGGTCATCAGCTTCACAGTTATCAGACTCTACAGAGCCTTCTAGTTTACTAGCCCAAGACTTCAAGTCATTAAACCACTCCGGTCTATTGTCTTTGGCTTTCTTCCGATTCCCTTTATAGTCAGGGAACAGGTCCAATCGAAAGTTGTCAGGACCACCAATGGCCATAACGTAGTCTGTAGTAAACAAGCTGTTAAGAACATCATCTACGAGTTCTTGGAACTTCTTCTTTCCTTCTTCTATTGTTTCACTCTTCCATATAGCCATGTATACTAATACATCACCATCAATGATAGCCATAGTCATAGTAATTCTCCTTTAGGTTAATTTGGGAGGGCACCTTTGGTCATTATTTGCGGGTATTTTTTAGCCTTATTTTAATCGCAATATTCAAAGGTAATGCCCTTGCTGTGGTTCCTTATTTTGTGAGATTTTCCTTCTTTGTAGTTCAAGATTCCGTACACCCGAATCCGAGGCACTCCGTACTTTTCGATATGCTCGTCTCCCCAAGAGGAAATCTTAACATTTCTCTCTAGGATTTTACCAGTAACATAATCGATAACGTTAACGCTTCGAGATTTAGTTCTATCAGGGTTCTCTCTTTTGTTCCCGTAGGTATACTCTTTATAGAATCCTTTGTTCTTAAATCCAGAATAAACACCACCGTAGGGGTGCTGGAACTCTTTCGCAAAGGTAGAATAAGTACCTGTATGCACTAGATTGTCTTCTTTGTAGAAATCCCATATAAACTTAGATACAGGGCTTCCTACTCCTGATACGCTCTTTTTATACTCCTCGTTCTTAGTATTATTACCGAGGTTCTTCATAGATGATTTTATGAAGGCTTCTGTGG